CCTCCAAAATTCCCCGGGGGACCAAAATGGATTTGGGTTTGGATTTCTTTTCCGGGGGTACATGGTATCTGACCTCCTAGTTGCTTTTCACCTTTTCTCTCGTTTGTCTCCTTTCCGTGATAAAACTACAGATAAAGTGCACCTAAAACCCACTGCTGGTATCATGTGCCTCTAGAAAAGAAATCCAAATCTAATACAGAATGCCAATTAAATAAATCTAATCTCAGGAGGAAATATGGGGCAGCCAAGTTCTACAAAAAAGAAAACAAGGGTTCGTCCCGCCATCACCCCTGAGGCACGGGAAAACCAGGTAATAGCCATGGCATATGATCTTGCCGAGAAGCAAATACGAGAAGGTACAGCTTCTCCGTCGGTTATTACTCATTTTCTAAAATTAGGATCTACAAAAGAGCGCATCGAGAACGAAATTCTTGAACGCCAGAAGGAATTGATCACGGCTAAGACCGAAGCCTTACAATCTCAGAAGAGAGTCGAAGAGCTATATGCCAATGCATTAAGCGCTATGAGATCTTATCAAGGTACGCCAAGAGATGAGTACGAAGATCAAGACATATGACGAGCTTTCCGCTCTTAAGACGTTTGAAGAACGCCTTCGATATCTTGTGATAGGCGGTTCCGTTGGTGAAGAGACTTTTGGATATGACAGATGGTTGAATCAGGTCTTTTATACATCGGATGAGTGGCGGCGTCTTAGGCGAGATGTAATCATTCGCGATGAGGGTTGCGATCTTGGCATTCCTGGAATGGAAATTACTGGGAGATTAATTGTTCATCACATGAACCCAATAGGAAAGCTTGATGTATTAGAGCATTCTCGATTACTAGTTGATCCTAATAACTTGATCTGTGTATCTATTAACACACATAACGCCATACATTACGGAGATCTGTCGATTCTTGAACCATTTGTAGAGAGACGACCGAACGACACTTGTCCCTGGCGATAAGGAGAGATGATATGGCTAACAGAATTTTAGAATCGGTGAAACTACTGCTTGGAATTCAAAATGAATACACGGCATTCGATCAGCAAATCCTAATGCACATTAACTCTGTCTTTGTGGTCTTAAATCAATTAGGAGTAGGACCGAAGAACATCTTCGTAGCTAGTGCCGAGAGTACATGGGATAGTTTCTTAACCGATATTTCGTTAGATCTCGAGCTTGTAAAGTCATACGTGTATTTAAAGGTGAGATTATTATTTGATCCGCCAACAAGTTCATTCGCTATAGACGCGATAGAGAAGCAGATTCAAGAATATGAGTGGCGTTTAAACGTGTTTGTAGACCCACATAGCGAGGAGTAAGACAATGCAGAATCAGATTTATTTCGGGTACGATCTTCTCCCCGAATCAACACTGGAACACTATGGTATACCACGGCGTTCCGGAAGATATCCTTGGGGTTCTGGGGAAGATCCCTATCATCATGGTGCGTCTACTCCTGGTGGGAGAAAGATCGCTAAAAGAGCTTCTGATGGTGGCAACGTTATTTCTAGGTTTAGGAAGAAAAGACAAGCTGCTAGGCTAGCTAAAGAAAACCATCGAAGACAGCTAGAAGAAAACGAAAGGAAAGCCGCTGAGGCTGAAGATAAAGCCCGGCGCGAAAGCGAGAAGAAGGCAGCTATCGCTTCAGGCGATCCTCGTCGAATAGCGGATCACATTTCCGAAATGTCAACGGCCGAGCTTAATGACGCGCTCGCTAGAGCAAATGCCCTGAAAAACTTAAATGATCTTGAGGCTAAAGCAAATCCCATAGGTAAAAGTAAAGCGGATATTGCTATAGAGAGATTGGATAAGGCAAACAAACTTACGTCTACCGGAATTGATACATGGAATAACGTTGCTAAGATATATAACGCTTTTAATGGGGACGAGGATGATCTGCCGTTGATTACCAATAAGGTTTCCAAGAACAACAAGCCTAAAGATCTGCAAACTTTAGCCGATAAAGCCAAGAGGCAAATAGCGGACAGTTTGAATAAGAAGGACGACACTCCCTCGGCTCCCGAATCAAAATCGCAGCTCACGTCTGATGATAGGAAAGACTTCAGACGCGGAATGGCCGAAGACTTTAGCAAACAGTTAAAGAATCAGCAAGCATCAGAAGCCAGGAAAGACTTCAGACGCGGAATGGCCGAAGAATATAGTAGAGGAATAAAAGAGCAGAGCGATGCAGTTCTTCGAGATAGGTGGAGAAGTGAAGCTAATGACATTGCCAATCAGGCAAAGAACGAAGCTCGTAAAGACTTCAGGAGAGAGCGAGCAAGCGAGTATAGTGAGTATCTCAAGACGCCTAGCGAGAAACAAATCAGCGATGCCAAAGAGCGCGTCGAAGAAGTGTTATCTAACGATAGACTAAGGGAGTCCTTATCCGAATTAAACAGACTTAATAGCACATCGAATAATTCCACCTTCGATGAGATCGATAGGCTAACTGAGAATTTAGTTAGTAGAAATAATGCTAGTCTAGGTATAGATGACTCGTCTAAGAAAAAGAAGCGTCGATTCTTCTAAAAAGTGTGATATCAATGAGTTTATCAAACACAGCAGTACCGAAGTATTATGCCTTATTTCGAGATCAGGTTGTCCGCGGTGAAATTCCAATAAATAAGGAAATCGCCATGGAAATGGACCGCATAGACTCCCTTATTGAGAATCCTGGAGTGTACTATGACGATGAGGCTGTAGAAGGGTATGTTCGGTATTGCGAGAACGAACTTACTTTGACTGACGGATCTGATCTTACACTGCTAGACACATTTAAACTATGGGCTGAGCAGGTATTTGGTTGGTACTACTATGTGGAGAAGTCAATCTATGTTCCGTATATGAATCATAGAAAAGGCGGACGTTATGTAACAAAACGGGTGCTGAAAAGACTGGTAAATAAACAATACCTGATTGTAGCACGAGGAGCAGCCAAGTCGATGTATGTTTCGACTATACAGAGTTATTATCTCAACGTCGATACTTCTACAACTCATCAGATAGCTACGGCTCCGACTATGAAGCAGGCCGAAGAAATTCTAAGCCCGATTCGTACATCCATCACGATAGCCAGAGGACCATTGTTTAAGTTCCTCACAGAAGGCTCAATTCAAAATACAACTGGGTCGAAGGCCAATAGAGTAAAGCTGGCATCAACCAAGAAAGGCATAGAGAATTTCCTTACAGGTTCCCTTCTTGAGATCAGACCCATGAGTGTACAAAAACTTCAGGGTCTTAGGTGTAAAATCGCCAATGCTGATGAGTGGTTATCAGGCGATATCAAGGAAGACGTCATCGGAGCAATCGAACAGGGAGCTTCTAAATTAGACGATTACCTGATTCTGGCCACTAGCAGTGAAGGAACAGTGCGAAATGGCATAGGCGATACTATAAAAATGGAGCTGATGGACATCCTTAAGGGAACCTACATTAATCCACACGTCTCCATATGGTATTACAAGCTCGATGATATCAAAGAAGTAGCAGACCCCGATCTATGGCTTAAGGCTAATCCTAATCTTGGTAAAACAGTCACTTATGAGGTTTATCAGCTCGATGTAGAACGAGCCGAGAATGCCCCAGCAACGAGAAACGATATCTTAGCAAAAAGATTTGGCATTCCGATGGAGGGTTATACGTATTTCTTCACATACGAAGAAACCATACCCCATAGAAAAAGAGATTATTGGAATATGGCGTGTAGCATGGGCGCAGATATGTCACAAGGCGATGACTTCTGCGCTTTTACTTTTCTATTCCCACTCCCAAGAGGCGGGTTCGGCGTTAAGGTTCGAAGCTACATTACCGAGCTCACGCTTAAGAAGCTGCCGGCAGCGTTAAGACTTAAATACGACGAATTTCTTGAAGAAGGAAGCCTCATTGTCATGAACGGAACGGTTCTCAACATGATGGAAGTCTATGAGGATCTCGATCAGTTCATTGTCGACTCTTCCTATGATGTCAGATGTTTCGGATTTGATCCATATAATGCTAAAGCCTTTGTTGAAAGATGGGAAAGTGAGAATGGACCTTTCGGAGTGGAGAAAGTCATTCAGGGAGCTAAGACGGAATCGGTTCCACTTGGCGAGATTAAGATTCTAGCCGAGGAGAGACAACTCATCTTTGACCAGCAGCTCATGATGTTTACGATGGGTAACTGTATTACGATCGAAGATACTAACGGAAACAGAAAACTGCTTAAGAAGCGTAGGGAAGAGAAGATCGATAATGTCGCAGCTCTACTAGACGCTTATGTAGCATACCAGAGAACGCCAGAAGCGCTTGAATAATGAGGTAAATTCAAAATGCC